AGGTGGTATGTATAGCCGTCTTGCTCTTTAAGCAAATCATGCATTCTTGAATATGGGTGAATATGAAAGTCTTCTCTATACAGTTTTGTATTGTGATTTGAACAATCTATCAGCAATGCACCGCCGCTATTTAATGACGAAACCATATCCAAGAGCATCGAGTCGCTGCCAACAATTGACCACGCCCAAGCAACAATCATGTCAAATTTTTCAACTCCAAGGTCTTCGCGGTCTATTACGTCATATTCGTAATCATCTTGATTTCCCCAATCAATAATGCTCTCAGCATAAAACAAGTAACAGTTGTTCATTACACAAATCGTCGAGTTGGGGAACTTGGCTTTATAAACAGGAATCGCAAACATGTCGGCACTAATAAATAACACGGAATTCGGTTTATGCGTAAAAAGAATCTGCTCTTGTGCAATATGCTCACATTCAACTACTGCTAGCCACTCTGGTTCCATATTTTTGATTAGTTCATATATCCAGAAGGTATTAAGACCAGCAACTGCCACATTTCGCTTATCAATATTTATTGACGTTAGGTAATCGGATACATTTTCGCCAACCTCGGACATCATTTGTTTGAAGTCAAACCAACTTCCCAGAGATGTTTTTGAGCTCTGCTGGGTGACCATCGAGCTTCTAAGTGCAAAATTATCCATTTTGTGCCGCCGCCAATGCAACTTGTCTTTCAAGCCATAGGTGTCTAGCTCGATTAGTGAGTAGAAAGTTCTGTTTTCTTGTTAGGTCGCAAGCAGGCTTGCCCTGTTGATTGTACGTACTGCTACTCATGTGGAACGATTTTCTCAACTTAAAAAAAATGTCATCTATCTCAACGTCGGATATTTGATTAAATTCCACGCCAGCAATATACAAAATGGTCGCCAACTCGCGCTCTATGCTGTTAAGGTGCTCTGCTGCATCGTAGGCTCTTTCGCCGCCAGCACTCCTAGTCCGTCTCATCTTCTGCCTCCGCCCAATCTTCCATGTCTTCAACTGGGTCACTCCCGTATGGCGCCATTGGGTCGGCTCCCTGAAGTCTTTCACAAAAAATAGCAGCCCCATCCGGGAGTATAAAAGAAAATGTTTTTGGATTCCACTTCATAACATTTTCTTTGCGGTCTGGATTATCCATTGGGTTTGAGATGTCCGGCTCCGACTTTGACTGTTCTGGACAAATGTTGTATTGACCAGTGGCAATAGCGGCATCAACGAGTGCAATCGATTCCTTGATGAGTGGGGTAGGAACTTTCATGCGGGTATTCCTACAGCGCCGTATAGGTTTGTATCTGGTGAATTAAATTATTAAACGACTTGTATCTTGATGCGTCGGACTCTGGCGTCTCCGGGTTTACGAAATTTTCATCTAGTTCATCTGGATTAACACCTAGTATCAACGCGAGTACGTAAATGGAATATTCAAGATACTGCTTTGCCTCTTCTTTTGCGGCCTCTTTTTGTGCTGCTGACAATGCCATAATTATCTCGTTTCAAGTTTTTGCTTTATAAGGTTGTTGGCTCTTCTCAAATAGGCGACGCTTCGCAAATGTTTAACCTTGTCCGTTAATTCGTTTGAATCATTTGCATTTAAATGGGCATCAACTTCTTCTTCCGTAATTCCCGATGGGTCAACCCCTACCCTGAGAAGGATGCCAATCATGGTATTTGACTGCTGCTGCAACAGCCGATAGGCCGCAGCAATTTTTGCTTGTGGACTTACTCGATTAAAGTCCATTGAGTTAGCCTAGCTCAGCAAGCTTTCGCCTTATCAAACGGACGGCAGTGATTGAGTCATTAAGGTTATCAACATCAAATTTGTGTTCAGCATTGAGGTCAAATGTGTCTGGGTCAACACCATGTGAGATGAGACGGTCAAACAACAACTTCTCGGCATCACGCAAGCTTCTCTCATAAATGCCACGCTTCTCATTATTGGTTAGCTGTGTTGTGAATTCCATATTTTCTCCAATACTTTGGTGCAATTACAGTCAATTATAGCAGTGGCGGCTCTGCGAGTTTGGGCATACCCATGAACTCCGGACCTATTTTTTGTCCATCAGAGTCGAGTCCGGTTTTGATTCCCTTGGACCAAATCCACTCTCTGGATTTTTCTGCTTTTTCTTGACTGTACTTGACCCTTCTGTCAATAAATTCTTTATTTTCCCAAATGTTAAATGATTCAAATTCCACAGAACCCAGCAATCCATCGTCTTGTATGGTGAAAAAACAAATTGGAGAGCCGGCAGGGAAAACAACCTCTTCGCCAACTTTTGTAATTTTCCAGTTCATTTGAACTTCGTCCGGCCACCACCACGTAGGAATGGTGGCAGTCAAACCAACTGCTCCATCCGGGAAATAATTCGGGCTCCCAGAAATGACCGTCGAGTACGGCTGTTCTGTTTTTATTATCCAACCAAGTGTAAAAGATACCATTCCAATAATTGATTGTTGGACCTGACGGAATCCGTCTGACGAAAGTTCTCCCTTGATGACTCGCGGCACAGTGTTCCCACCATCCCAAATGACCACAACTTCTTCTTTTAGTTGCACCTCCCAGCCACTCACATTGGAAACAGTTACGGGGAGACATTGATATGCGTGTTTTTTGTGCGTGTCATCCATCCAGTTGCGCCTTATGCCAGCCTGCTTGATTGCTGGCGGATTTTGTCCAGATGGGCACAGCCCTATTTTTGTCATCCTTTTGGAACCGCCAGTTGCCCTGGGGTGTATTTAGGTATTCCTGCGCCGGGCGTGGCCGGTGTTCCATCAATATTTTCGCCATATCCATGCTTGTGGTTTCTGTCGTTGTAGTCAAACATTGTCACGGCAACGTATTTTGTGCCGCTTGTGACTGGTTTGGCGCCATGGGAATATATGTATGTCGATGGGAAAATCACGTTATCGCCAAACTCTGGTTTAATTGTGATGTTGAGATTTGGAAAATACAATTCTCCGCCTTCGTAGCCACTGTTCAAATAAAGACATGAGGAAACTGTGCAGGTATATGAAAAACCATGGTCCGTATGAACGCTGAAGTGTTCGCCTTCCTTGTATCTAACGAAATTAATTGCTTCCATAAAATCCATTTTTATGTTGTATCTTGCCTCGTAATCGGCTAGCGCAAATTTTAAGGATTCGGAAACATCATGATAAATGTTTTTTATTTCTAAAAATTCATCCTGAGCATTATCTGCGTGTGCTTGCCCAATTTTGCAATCGTGGCAATCTCTATATTCTGGCATTTTTGTTTGGTCACCGACAAGGGCTTCCATCCACATGTACGGAGCGGTTGTGCTTTCACCAATTGTTTTTTCAAGTCTTTCGACTACATTTTTTGCTTTTTCGCTGAGGGCGTTTCTGTAGAGAATAATTCCAAAACGTGGGTCGTCGACATGAAAAACTTGAATGTCTGGGCAAAGCATCTCTGTCATTTTTCTCTCCTTGTTAATCGTTAATCCAAAATTGCAAACCACATTGCGGAGGAAAGCCTAACACCAGAAACAACCCTATGCACACAGTGGGCATATCGGGCATCTCCCGGAAAGAATATCAAACTGCCAGCTTTTGGTTTTATTTTTATATTTTTGTTGACAAACTCAATCTCGCCCCCTTCGAACTCTGAGCCAAAATATATTACTCCGGATACGTCAAAATTTTCAAAATTTGGTTTTGGTTTCCCGTCAAGGGTTTCATTGTCGGCGTGTATTTCTGGTTCGTGGTTGTCTGTCCGCCTGACAAAAAATCCCGGATGAAATACGGACCAGTTGAGGTTTACGTTATAGGAGTCTTCAATCAATTTACCTGCGGCCATTGTTTCAACACGAATAGTGTTATATAGTTCTGAATAGCCTTCTTCTTTCATTTTCTGTGGGCTAAGCGATTCTTTCACATCAACCGACAATTGATTAATAAGCTCGAGAGAATCGTGGTTGATGAAGTTTAAAACTTGATAAATACCGTCTAGTTTTCTGCTTTTATCGGAAGACATTTGCTATACAACCGTATAGAACGATGGGGTCGTATATCTTTCTCCAGACGTAATCATTTTGACCCCATGCAGGTAATTCACATCACCTGGGTGGATAACTGCAAGACCAGGCTTGGGGCGCACGGTTATATTGTGCTGTGGATAGTAGAGCTCTCCACCGGTAAATTCATCGTTGTAGTAAAAAAGCGTATTTATGTCGTAGTCGACAAATGCATTTGGGCGCCCGTCATTTAGCTGTTTGTCTGCGTGGGGTTGTTGTTCTATGCCAGGACGCCACTTCATGATTACCGGCGGACGGACCGACACCTCAACCCCAAATATGGACTCAATAGTTTCTTTCATTTTGTAGATGTATTTATCTACTAGGGCATGTACTGCTGGGTTAAGTCGCAGCAAAATGTCACTGCTGCACTGTCTGTCATTCCAGTAATCGGCGTTATAAAGACATGTCCCATCCTCTGCATACACGCTTTCGGCCTCGTTATTCCACTCGCTGATGGTGGGGCAAAAGTCATGAATTATTTTTAAGTCAGTTGGGTCGATAAAATTTTCTAGAATGTGAATATTCTCTGGTCCGCTACCAAAATGCCCAGGTTTAATATTCCATGGGGATTCGTTATTTATTGACGGAGCAGACATGCTCATACAATATCAAATCCATTTTGCACCTATTTTCAATTTCTCTAATTTGCTGTGGGCTGGGCATCATCATATTTCTGACCGAAGAATTGACCTGATTTTTGCTAATACCACAGAATTGCACTCCAAACACATTATTTAGAACTTGATGCAAATAGCTATTTATTTTATCTCTCTCATAAAACTTGAATAATTTGATATTTTCTATTTTTTTTAACAACTCAGCCTCATCAGCTGGAAATGAACCTTCTTCGAAAATTATTGATTCTTCAATATTGCCCACAATTCCAGTGGTTGTCTTAAGTTCGGCAACATCTTTATCCGTGAAAAGTTCGCGAAAATTTATCAATCTGCATGTTAAGTGCTTTGTTTGAAGGTTTCCAGATAATCCAAAAACGTCAGAAGAGAAGCAAAATAATTGATATTCTTCAAGAAATGCATCCAGTGTCTTGTTGTTAAATTCTTTATTGATGCTGGCCGCACGATATGCCGCAACACTTATAAAGTGGTCAATTGGTTCGCGAACTACAGAAAATGTTTTTATCTCGTGATTTTGGAGTATGGGATTTAAAGCAAAATGACCAGAGATAAATCCATTATTTTTTAATTTCTCATGGTTGTAGATGAATTCAAATATCCCCGGCCAAGCCATGTTGGCATCGATTCCAAAAGACTTCTGCATGGCATACAGTATGTTTGTCCCCCCCGTCCTTGGAATATGAAGATGGTAGAGCTTAGGTTTTCCCAATAACATTGTTAATTAACTTTCTGTGTTTTTCGGGAACCCAAAAATGCGCCGATGTGTATCTGATTCCTTGGAGTATCTTTCTAACACCGTGTAGGTAGTATCTACTGGATGGAAAATAGATTAACATGCCAGCTTCTGGGGTAATTTCAAGCTCGTATTGAGGAAAATATATCTCTCCACCAATAAAGTTCTGGTTCAAGTACATGACCGAACCATAGTCCACAATATATGTGCCATTTGGACTGCCATCGCGGTTTTCCCCATCTGCGTGCAGTCCCTGTTCTTCTCCGACATCCCATCTACGTACTCCTGCTTCAGCTGGTTCTAATGGTCTACCAAATTTAAACTCAATTTGTTTTTGTATTTCGTCAACGTAACCCTTCATCGTGTCATACAGCTCTGGGTTTTTGGCTTTCATGTATTTTGCTGTTGATATTTTGTCTTCACCACCAGCTGACCATGTTTCCCACTCGTTGATGGAATAGCAGTATTTATATAGTCTGCTCAAGTCGTCAGCTGAAATAAAATTTCGAACGATGACAATGTTATTTGGGTCTGCCGCTCCGGCGTTCATATCTACTTGCCAAGAAATGTCTCTATATCTTTGCTAATTATATGAAGAGATACTTCAATGCCTTTTCTTTGAAGAAGATTTGGCCATGATTTATCTCCATATGCCTTGTATGCATCTTCGTTTTCTGGTGAGGGGTCAATTTTTGGATTATGGTTTCGACGTCCATCATTGGTCCAAGACTCTGTAATCCATGGGAATGTTTCCCCATTGATGTTTCTTTCCCCAAGAAGAAATCCGTTTGCGTATCTTTTTATTCTTGTTCCTGTTTTATCAATCAAAAACTTTTCAAAATTTCCACGCAACGGGTCAAAAGCTTTTATTTTTTCTGGTTGTTTCAATTGACCGCTTTCGTCCATTTCTTCTGCGTATGACCAAGGTATTACCTCATTGTGGTATGGAACACCATTTGGCTGAAGGTCTGCTTTGTATGCCCCTGTCAAATACCACCAAAGTTCATGTTGTTCTTGAATTTTTTCTTTCCCCGGAACGTAGCCAGGGTCATAAGTGTGTTTATCAAATCTTCCATTTGTTAATTCGGAAAACTTGTACGTGGTTCCAAAATTGTCTTCAGCATATTTTTTTGCCACTTCTCCTGGGGTCAGATTTAAACTATTTTGTTCTGCATAGGCCATCAGTCCATTTTGAAATTCTGGATATCCGTGGCAAACAAAGTCGTCAACAACTATGGCAATGATATTAAAATTTGGTTCGTGTTTATACATCTGGTTAAGTTCTTCAATGACTGAGTGTTGCGGTATGTTCCCGCACCCAGCAGCAACATTAAATACAAGTGTCACTTTGCCTTTTTGTTTACTCAAAATATCTGATTCTTTTCCGTCAGCAGAGGACAACTTAATGTCATAAATAGAAACTGGCAATATGCGCTCGTGCCATTCTGTGTCGTTTTTAATCGATTCCGATACACAATGTTTTGCTATTTCTGGAACTCCATTTTGCAATTTTGTTTTAGAAATAAATTCATTTACGGTTGTTGCTGTCATGGTTGTCTCCATTTTGTATCACTTAAATCCTGGTGGGAAGAACGGTGGGAAGTATGGGGGGAAGAACGGCGGGAAGAATGGAGGGAAAAACGGGGGGAAGAACGGCGGGAAGAATGGAGGGAAAAACGGGGGAAAGAACGGCGGGAAAAATGGTGGGAAGTACGGCGGGAAAAAGGGCGGAAAGAATGGTGGAAAGTACGGCGGAAAGAACGGTGGGAAGAACGGCGGGAAGTATGGAGGAAAGAACGGTGGGAAAAATGGAGGAAAGTATGGTGGGGTTACGGAACTCGATGCGCTTGAATCATCCGATGCAACGCCATAGTTTGTAGTGGCTTTGACAGTAAATGTATAAGCTGTTCCAGCAGTCAATCCAGAAACCGTTATTGGAGAACTACTGCCGGTTCCTGTAAGCCCGCTTGGAGAACTTGTTGCCGTATAGGTGACTGTTCCTTTGCCAATGTATGTTGATGCAGTAAAAGCAACACTGACTTGCTGAGCATTATTTCCTGCTGTGTTATTGGTTTGGGCTACGGCGGTGCCAGAAACGTTGGTTGGCGTTGTTGGCTTTTTGCCACCAGTATCTTTCGGATTGGTTCTACCGGCCATAAATTACGCTGACACATCTCCAACGAGAACCCAAGTATTTTCTGCTCGCTTAATGAGCGTAGCATATGACCATTGAGCTCTAAGTTTCAAACCTGGAGTTGCATTAATTGTTACGCCGCTGGTTGCGACAACTGTTGTCTGGCCAGCACCAGTTTGAAGAATGTTGATTTGTGAACCAACAGCAAATGCAACTGAACTGTTTAGCGGAACTGTCAAGTTATTTGCAGAAGCCTTGTTCATCTCTACGATTTTGTTTTTATCAGCCAACACGAGTGTGTAACTGTCTGTCTGCGCATTGGTTGACACATCTGCCAATTTGCCCAACTCAATCGCAGCCGAAGCATTTATGTCTGCATTGACAATCGTGCCGTCAGCAATCATTGTGCTGGTTACTGTGCCGGTATCAGCAACGGTTACTGCGGTTCCTGAAATCTTCGTTTTATCAATTGCCGCAGAAGCGTTGATATCGGCATTGACAATCGTGCCATCTGCAATCATTGCAGAAGTTACCGTGCCAGTATCGGTCGTTTGGACGACTGTTGCGCCGACGGCGATGGTGGCTGTTGAACCCTCGCCTGCGGTGTGGGTTACTGAGATGCCCGTTCCTGCCGAAACATCTGCCATGTAATTTCCAACCGTGTCGGTTGCAAGGTTGATGGGGTCGTTTACCCACGCGGTGCCGTTCCACTTGAGGAAATCGCCAGAAGCCGCAGATGTGATGGTGACATCGCCGACATCATCAAGGGTGTTGATTGTCGGAATCGAGGCATTAACCCACGCGGAGCCGTTCCACTTCAGGAACTCGCCGTTGGCAGCGCTGGTAATTGTGACAT